AAGAAAAATGGCACAAAGGGAATACGCACAGTTAAAAAAGCTGCTAAAGTGAAGGGTCTGGAGTCCTTCATGCAATGACTGAACTATTGATTGAAGCAATTCTCCATCCTATCAAACAAAAAACTGTGATGAAGATTTATAAGAATCTTCACGCTAATGGAGAATTGAACCTGATTAAGGATGCAATCCCTGAGGTATTGATATGGGCAACGTTTGAAAAGACATTTACAACATGTCTTGGATATGCCCTACAAGAGATTGCCGAGACTTGTGGTAATAATGTCAGAAACACTGACAAAAAACAACGCAAAGTTCTTGGTATTGATCTTGCCATCAATGAAGAATGGGAGGGGCAACTAAAAGCAAACAAAAATACCCAGACGGGTACACATAAAAACGATTCGATTCAAAAACTGCTTGAAACCACCAGTCAGCATGAGACCAAAGCATTCTTTGCTGTTGCTTTTGGCGATTCTTTCGATTATGTCAAAGATGACATCAGATACATTGGAGGAGAAGCATTTTGGACATGGATCGGCATTGATTATACACAACTTCGTGATATAATTGTAAGAGTTATGAGAGAAACTGCAGATGAAGTCAAACATGCTTATGGATATGTTTTACGGTGATGAGGATTATACCTCTTGTAACGTAAAACAATTCGTCGTTACACCATCAAATATACAGGTTGTTCGTGACTTCATTGAGAAGTGGCATTACTCTGGTAATGTCAATGGACTTCGCATCTCAAATGTATTTGCACTTATGGCAGATAACAATTTGATTGGTGCGATGATCTATGGTTCTCTGGGTATGGCAAACACTTGGAAGAAGTATGCTGATAAGGAAGAGGACATTGTAGAACTTCGTCGTCTATGTTGCATTGACAACACACCACGAAATACTGAAAGTTACTTCATCGGCAAGACTCTTCGATGGTTGAAAAAGAATACAGACTATAAAACTGTAGTCTCTTATGCAGACAGCTACCATGGTCACTGTGGTACAATATACAAAGCATCAAACTTTGAGTATCATGGAATGACTGCTAAGGGAAGATTGATTCAATACAATGGAAGAACCTTTCATGACAAATCAATTAGAACTTACTACGAAAACAAGCATGGTGTCAAGGCATTGAAACCATTTGCACAAGAACTTAAAACTGCACTTGAAACTGGTGCTGCATATTATGTGGACACACCAGGAAAACACATTTATGTGTACAAACTAAAAAATTAAGAGAATCAGCGGTTTTTTGAAATCACGGTTAAATACATGTATAATGGTATCGTACCAAACAAAGCTTATGGAAAATGAATCTCCCGACATCAAGTTCAATCGTGGACTTGATCTGTTTATTGAGTCTGTTTTGAAACCTGATGCAGAATTGCGTCAATGCGCTCATAATCAAAAATGCTACCATGAATTGATGTACATTCGTCAATATGTTCTTCAATATCTTGGTAGTTTACGGAGAGATACATGAATACTTATTACTATACGTTATACACATTATTTGCAGTTCTTGTTGTTTTAATTGCCTTAGATCCAAATGTTGCAAGACTCATTGATTTACTTGCAAAAATCGTGAATATTAATTTCACACGAATGTATATGACTGTATGGTTGCATCCCAGAAATCCATATTTTCGATGGAAAGTATGGAGGAGATCAATCCAAATGGAAAAGGAACTTAGAAAGATTTTAGAGGAAAGAAAATGACTCTTTATCAAATGATGATTGATTCCATTAATTCGCATTTATTTAAAATGTGGCAAGATGGATATAATAAACAATCCTGGAATGAAGAAAATGCCAAAGAGATTGCACATACTATTTTGCATCAAGTAGAAACATTTAAAAAACGTCAAATTGAAAGTTAAACTCATGACTGATGAAGAACTATTTCCCCATCACGGATTTCCTGTTCGTTTGGAATACATGGATGGTAAAGATCACAAAACATGTTGGTTTCAATCCGAAAACCATTTAGAAAAGCATTTAACTCGTTACAAACTAAAACCATCTGAAACTACAATCTATCGTTATGGACAACAGAGTGAAATTAATTCTAGCACTAAACCAAATCGAAAATCTACAAAGTCTAGTGAAAGGAAATCAGTTCGAGGAACATCTAAACCGAAAACTCGTAAAAGTAAAGATAGAACTGCAGAGGCAACTCAACAACCTAAAAAGCGTGGACGCCCAAGAAAGGTGAGGGATTGATTATGTGGAAACTCTGGTGTAAAGCACTTGGAGAAAAGGCAAGTAAAAAAGATCATGAAGCTGATAAAATTGCAATTATCAGAACAATTATCTTTATAACATATTTGATCACTAATTGTTTTATTGTTGCTGGTGTAATTCGTCATTGGAATGAACCGCCAATCTATATTGAAATTCATAAAGGAGCATTGTATGAAACGTGAATGGGAAGTAACCTATCGTCTGAAAGAGACTGGAACAAAGTATCATAAGAGAATTGTTGAGGCAACTACACAATTTGAAGCAAAGGCAATTGCCCATTGCGAGATGCCCAATGCTATACTGTGTGGGAATCCAAGACTCCTATGAACATCTTCGTTACTGATCCAGATCCCTACAAGTCCGCTATTGTGCTTCCTGATAAGCATATTGTCAAGATGCCACTAGAAACTTGTCAAATGCTATCAATTATAGCATCTGATAAGTGGGGTCATGGATTTGGTACACTACCAAAAGCTGATGGCACTCCTTATGCAACTGATAAGGGTGCCTTTCGTAATCATCCATGCACTGTATGGGCAGGATCTTTTGTGAATAATTGGCGTTGGTTGATACAACATGGATTTGCCCTGTGTGCAGAGTATGCAGCACGATATGGTAAAACACATACATGTTTTACTACACTTCTACATGCAAGTGAGATCTTTCCTACTGCTGATCCTCAAGGACGCAGTGGAAAGGATCCTACGCCATTTGTGAGAGCAATGCCAGATGAATATAAGCTGGATACTAATATAGATACCTTTACTGCATATAAAATGTACATCGCATCGAAACCATGGGTAGCAGAGAATTATCTTCGTCTTCCACATCGGAAACCAGAGTGGGTCTAGAATATCATGTGTTGGATCCAACAACTCCATGGTTTGAGTTCTTGTCATATCAAGAATGTTGTGCTAGTCTAGGACGCCCCTGCCGTCTTGGATCTTTTATGCGTTATAATGCATATCTTAAAGAAGCTGGAGTAATCAAATGAGTACATCGCTACATGATCGTATTGAAAGACTTGAACAATTAGTAGAACAATTAATACAAGAGAACATTGGTACTACCAACGTTTTGTATGAAATTGAAAACAAACTTGACATGTTGAGCACATGCCAGTATAATATGTTGGATACTACAAAATGTGATCATGTATGAAACTCTAACAGAATTTGAACGTGCTTTAGCACGATTTGGTGACAAAGTAGGTCTTATTGCTGGTCTTGAAATTGCTAACAAAATGACACCTGAAGATGCTTATCAACAAATTAAAGAGCTTTATAAAGAACTCAAATCTCTTCGCAAAAAAGAAAAATCAAATTGGGAAAAAGATTTCCTTACAGAATAGAGTTTGCAGTAAATGTGGTGAGACAAAACCACTCAATGAGAATTATTTTCAAGTAATAAAATACTTTAGCAGTGGTTTTTCTTATTACTGCAATGTTTGCAATGCACCTAAACCTAAGGAGAATGCTTAATGGACTACAAAAGTTATTCACTTGACCAACTTGAAACTTGGATTTATGATACACTAGATGGTGATGTATCAGCTGATGAAATTTATAATTTAATTTGTAAAATAGCAGATGAAAATTATCAGCACCATAAAAAATATGCTGATAAATCACGTCGATTGACGGAGTTGATGCAGAGTAACAATAAAATTTGTATGGATAAGGTAAAAAGATGGATTCTACCTGTTGAAGAAGTCAAAGATGAAGATACTGACGAAAATATTTACTGTGTAACATTCCCTGATGATCTTCTGGAAGCAGCAGACCTGAAAGAAGGTGATTTGGTTGAGTGGATAGATAATGGTGATGGATCGTTTAAAATGGTAAAAGTCAATGCAACTAATTAAATTTAATCATAGGTATGATTATGGACACGATTGGTATGTCCAAATTCTTAGTACTAATAGACACTTTCCCAGTATCTTAAAGAATTTAACTTTATTGCAAATCTCTATAAGTTGGAATGATTATCCATCTTGGCCCTATTTGCAAATCAAATCTGGATGTGGTGGTGTATTGAGTATTGTGTTCTGGGTGTACAAGTTTGGTATTGACATTAGTATCCTCGAACGCACCTGGAATTGGGATTATATGAAAGACATTGAACAGGAAGATGATGTTCAGCACACCAATTAAAGGAACGGCAAATAAAAAAACCACCATGAATTGGTGGGAGTATTGGATTGGTCATGCCTGGATGACAGGATGGCAATCAATTCGCGGAACATTCCGCATTTGGTCTGACCTAATGACATCAAACTATGATGGTTACGCGCTAATGCGTGATGATGATCCTGAATCAGAATGTTTAGATTGGTTCTGGACATCTTTGAATGAGGATGATGTTTATCCTAAAGAGTTTCTT